GAAAACCTAATGTGTGAAGGCCTCCCCTTGCAGCTATAGTTCCAGCACACCAGGAACCGTGACCATTATTATCTCTTATTCCTTCTCCGGTAAAATCTTTTTTCTCTACAGCTCTAATATCTTGATGAGTTGCACCGGTGTCCAGCACACAAACTTTAATTCCTTCTCCTTTAGTTTTTTTCTGTAAATCTCGAATGCCAAGAGATTGAATGCCCCAATTGCTTAATTCAGCGATTCTTGGTAGAAAATTTACTGTAAATGGTGGTAGATGAATTTCATTCATTTTTTATTTTTACCTCCTCTTATTTTATAATGATTGTAAATTTTTCTGTAGTTGGCATAGAATTCGTAAGACCGATAAAATGTTCTGTTTCAATTTGAGCAATTCCATGCAACACCGACCAAATAATATCTCTCTTTAAATAATCTAACAAAAAGTTAGCAGCCTCTTCGTCTAATTCCTTCATTACTTTTAGAAATATTTTTCCCTGTTTCTCACTCTCTCTACATTGAAAACTACAAGTTAATTGAGGGACGATGCGAAGTCCAAAATAACGCATACATTCATTAGCATATCCATTTGTCTTTAAAGTAATAGTATTTCCCTCTCTTTTTGCTCCTTCTGTATTCTCTGCTGCCTGCCAAATAGGATCATAATATCCCTCAGCCCAAACTTTAGTGAAAAAGTTAGCGCAGCACTTTGGGTAACCAAGAAGTTCTGCAAGTATTTTATGATCACACTTGCCTTGCGATGTTTTTTTGAATTCTTGAGCATATTCTAATTTCCAAGATAAAGCTCCGTAAACTGTGGATTGAGGATCATCTTTGCCCGTGGGAAAATGTTTATGGCTGAATCCTTCATAGCATTTTGAGCGTTGAATTGGAATCCAAAATAGATCATCATTTGTAATCCTCTCGATTTGGTCTTCGAATCCCTGAGGTCTAACATGGAAAGTGCAAACTTTTCTCAATTTTCTTCTTACCGTTTCGTATTCGGCAAGATTACAAATGTGACTTGCTCTTTGAATCAAATCCATAACTCTATCATCTTTCTTCTTCCAGAAAATTTTTGTGAAAGGAGGAATATCTAATCCTTCAATTAGTTCCATTTTTTTATTCATTATGAATCTCCATGTCTTTGATAATCGCCGTGCGGCACGTCGGCATGTTTACCTTCAAAACCCTTCGGAGGTTTATCATTCCAATCTTCCCAGTCTCTTTCTGGATTATAAGAGTCTCCATGTCTAGCATAGTCCCCATGTGAATCAGAATGGTCTTCTCCTCCTCTTCCCCTCATCTTTTTTCTTGTACAGCCAGAGGAGGTTCGCCAAGTAGAACCCTCCATTTTTTCAACCTTATTGCAAAACTTGTAATTGGATATAGAATCTTCCGATCCTTCAACTTTATAATCAGTTATCAACTTTATCCTAGGGAATAAACCTCTGATCCGTTTTTCAATCTTTTCATATAAGGAATAATAGACTTCACAAAATACCGATTTATTTCTCCAATCTCCATCTATACCTTCACTGGGGCATAATCCAGAACATATTGGCCAATATCTACATCTTTTACAGCCTCCATTCTCTTTGGGTGTATTGAATAGCGCTTCATACCTGATCTTTATAGGCGCTTCACCTTGCAAAACATTACCGCTTAGCACTGTTTTCATACAATTTCTAATACCTCCGTCACCCAAAATAACATGCGCTGAGTTAGTCCAGAAAGGATCGCATTGATGGTAAATACAGGTTGACTGTCTAAATCCCATCAAATTGTCTATAATATCTCTAAAAGGTTGCCATTGCAATTTATCGTCGGCAAGAATAAAATCTGCCATATCTAAATAGAAATCCTTAAATTCATTAACAGTCGGAACATAGTCCCCTTTTCCTAATACTGGATTCATTCGTCCGCTTGGGCAACCGATTCCCTTCATTTCCATAATAAAATCCTTAAACTTCTTTCTCTGTTCTGGAAGGCAGTTATATTTTGTTATCACCGAGATTAATCCCACTGAAATCTTTTCGTATCGTAATTTGTAGATATTCTTGATAACTTTTATTGTCCGCTCCTTATTTTTCTCTCTCCATCTTCCCAAGTTCAATTCATCAGGTCCATCAATAGAGATTCCAATAGCTGTTTTATATTTCTTAAACATCGCTATAATTTCGTCATCGATAAGCAACCCGTTTGTTTGCATCGATGTTTTTCCACCAAGTTCAAACCCTTTCTTCAATAACTTTTCAAGATCATGTTTGGGAACTAATAAAGGCTCACCTCCATGTAAACAAATATCAGTCTTAAATCGCTTGTGGGCGGTTTCCATAGCTGATAGTACTTTATCTAAATCGTAGTCTAAAAGCATTCTCTTTTTTCTTAAATCATTTTCATAACAGTAAATGCAATTACTATTACATCTCATTGTTGGCTTAACTAATATACTCATTAAACTTCTCCTTCATACGCTGGTTTATCCGTATGACCTGCCCCTGAATCATTATGATTATCCCAATCTTGGTATGCGACATCGGAATAATCCGTGTGGTCGGAATGCGGCCTATCGGAATATTTTGTATAGTCTTCATATCCCGTTCCTGTATCTCCATGTGAATAATCTGAATGTTCAACATCAGAATGGTCACTATGGTCGTCGTGAGGTACGTCAGAATGGTCACTATGGTCTCGATGCGCTGTATCATTATGATCGCTATGGTCTTCGTGAGCGTCATCTATATGGTCATCCCATTCATCTCCCGAATTACTGTGGATGTCGTAGTCTTCGTGTGCATCATCTATGTGCGGCATATCTGACCAAGTGGAATTATCATGGTCATTATGATCAGTATATGAGTCTGTATGTAAACTATATATTCCCTCATCATAATCTCCATGAACTGAATCATCATGATCATCGTGATCTTCGTAAATTTCATCAGACCAATCACTATAAGCTTCATCGTTGTGCTGATTCCAATTGCTATGCGTATCAGTATGATCACCCCAATCGTCATATGCTACATTATCATGGTCGTCCCAATCTGTATGAGAATCGCTGTGGTCATCCCAATTTGAATGTGCTGTATCGTAATGGTCATCCCAATTTGAATGTGCTGTATCGTGATGATCCTGATGATCTGTATGCACATCATTATATTCATCCCAGTCGCTGTAATCAGTATGAGGTGCTGTATCATAATGATATGTTCCATCTTGATGAGCAGAATCATTATGCGGTGAAGAATCCTGGTGAAATGAATCGTCATGATCCTCGTGTGCGATATATTTTTCTTCTCCTATTTGGTCAATGATTCTGGGATAATTCTCAATCCAGATGCTACCTTGTAATGCTCCAGTTGGAAAATTACTGGTTGAAGTCATAGTAATAATCCGCTTATGACCATCATCATCAATATACGCAATCAAAGAACCTTCTACCCAAAGTGAGCCTTTCAATCCCGCAACTAATCCTTCATCTGTTCCTTCAATCGAATATTCACTGCTTCCTTTTATCCAATGTAATTTAGTCCCCTCAACCCAAACACTTCCTGATTTTGCCATATTAACTCGCCCATTTATCTGTTCCTACCGGTACAACTAAAGCTCCAGCTTCGACATTCCCTTTGAAAAATGCTCCTCCGGTTTCTGCAGAGAGATTAAACATAGTTGTTCCGATTTTTACAGCAGCAATTCCATTTTCATTTATGGTAATTACTCCATTCCCGGCAATTATTTCTGAGAGATCGGCATTGATAGATTTAATCTGTTTCGCTTCAATTTCAGCTATTTCTACCTTCTGATTGCTACCTTTAGAAGTATAAATACTACTGGAGAGATCTCGTGCTCTAGAACCTCCTCCAATCTTTTCCTCCATAATAGCACGTTTTATAGCTAACAATTCTTCTCCTAAGCTATAACTTACTTCTCCTAATTGTAAATCACATTTCAATTTGTTTTGGGCGCTTAGATGATATTTACTGGAAATAATAGGATAATCATGGGAAATTAATCCGCTTTTGTCTGTTATTTCTATTCTGCCCCTCGGCATTATCAATCTATCTACATTCGAAAGTTCTAATTTTCCTTTCTGAACATCAGCTTTATATAAAAGTAGTTGTGATTCTGCCCATCTCGTAATATCAGCTAATTCCCAGGCATAAACTTCTAATTCGCCAACTCTCCAATAATAAGGTTTAGCATCGGTAATCTCTACCCTAACATATCTACCATTGATAGCCGGGAAGGTCACTTCAACATACCCCTTGCTAAATTTCTTTTCAGGGGCTCCGAATACTTCTGTTTCTTCACCAGTAAATGCTCCAGTTTCAGAAATGAGAATTTTAAAACCGTCTGCATAATCCGTAGTAACATTTGCAATTTCTGAAGAATCAACTGTGACTTTACCTAAATTAGCGACGCAGGTTCCCAGATCAACTTGAATATAGTGACCAACCTGCTGATAATCTCCTTCAGAATCCCAGGCTGTAGTGTTATCACCGTCCACTAAATTTGATTGACAATGTCCTACAGGATTAGTTGTTACAGAACATTCTAAAGTTAAATTGCAACCGAAAGATGGAATCGCATTTGTTAGTTCCAAAATTCCCCATCGTTCATATTGTCCTTCCGGAACATCTTTCACTTCAACGATAAAATTTTCTCCTTGAGTTAATTTACCACACATTACCTTTAAACAATTATATTTTCCTTCTTCATCAGTAGGTTCAAAAGATTTAAGTTCACCTTTCCCTATCCAGAATCGCTCAACTATTTCATCACTTTCTGGTCTAAAATAAAAATTCTGTTCTGAATCAATACCATATTCATAATTAGCTGCTATTTCTGCAAGACTTTTGAATGTAGCCTTACCAAATTTATTTTTAAATTCTAAATATTTAGCTGGATAAGAAGTATCCACAATTTTAGGCATTAAGATTCCTCCAGAATTTTAAGCATTAAGATTCTTCCAATATATCAGATTTATCATAATAATATTTAGAAAGTAAATCTTTTACTATCACACTTAATTCTGTATCTTCATAAACTTCATTAATTAACTGCCAATCAAGTTCATCAAAAATTCCAAAACCGCTATATTCATAAATCTGTTGGGTTCCGGGATCAGGAACTTTTTTCAATCTTCCTGTATACCAGGGAATATCTGATTGAAAAAGGTGAATTTTAACAATATAACCTTTCTCTAAATTTAGATCTCTCGAAGCTCTTAATTTAAATGCACCACAACCTCCCTGTTTAAGAGTAGTCCATTCTGCATCGATGAGAGGATGATTCTGAGCTTTTGTTGAAATAATTTTTACCAGTTCTCCAGAAGAATTATAGAAATAGATATCGGCATAAAATTTTAAAACTTTAACAATAAAAGAATACTTAAAACCCAATTTAAGCGATAGTGTGCCATAGAGGATAGACTCGAAGGAACGTTTAAAACCTAAGGTTAAACTGGTAGATTCGTAGAGAATAGATTCAAAGGAATGCTTTAATCCTAACTTACGAATTAATATTCCATAAAGAATAGATTCAAAATTTCGTTTGAGACCGAGAGTCAAACCAGTAGATTCGTAGAGAATAGATTCAAAGGAATGCTTTAATCCTAACTTACGAATTAATATTCCATAAAGAATAGATTCAAAATTTCGTTTGAGACCGAGATTTCTTGCATCTATTCCATGGAGAATTGAAAGAAAATTGCGCTTCAAGCCAAGTTTCTGCAAACCAGACTCATAGAAGGTGGATTCGAAGTTTTTCTTGAAACCTAATTTTCTAAGTATTTCTATTCCCTTAGAATATTCGAAGTTTCGTTTAAATCCAAGGTTCCGCTTCTCAGTCCCATAGAATGTCGATTCATATGTCCGTTTTAAGCCTAACTTACAGGATAAAGATTGAGTATAAGTTCTCGCTACTTTAGTTAAAATAACAGGATTTATCAACCTCATTGGTGCTCCCCTATAAATGGGAGAATTAACAGGCGTCCCGTGATTTCCATTTCCTGATATATCTATTACTGAACTTGCTCCAGCAGCAGCAGTTCCATCTGGCTTTTCATTTATCAGCCAGCGGCCTACAAGGCCATCTACTATATTATCTGCACCTTGGGCATAGTGAATTATTCTTATTTCCGTAGGAGAAAGGACGCGGTCATAAATACGCAAATCATTAATAAGTCCATCAAATGGTTTGGTTACATTGACACTTGCACCTATATAACAATGAATATCAGTAGTTATATTCGATGAAAGATTATCCCTTTTGAGAGTTCCAGCTTTTACAGCTGCATTTACACAAAATATTACTGATTTATTATTATAAACAACTGCTACAGAATACCACTGATTGGTATTTGTTATTTCATCATTGGTTGTTTCCACATCATAACAGTTCACAGGATAGAAAACAACATATTGAAATCGGATTTTTTGATCGGAAACGTATACAATCCATCCAGGGTAGGCAGTAGGAATATCTTGTTTTGCTATAATAGCTTGGCTGCCAGTTAAACTCGTCTTGTTTATCCGAAATACAAAGGTTCTAGCATCTGTATAGTTAAAATCAAATTTATCACCTAAGTCTACATAGGTCATATTACCAGAAATAAACTCCAACGCCATCTATATCACCTCTAATCTAAGTTACGGGTATGCGGATTTTGAGATTCTCAAACATCCAATCTCCACTCAATTTTGTCCCATCAACTATTGCACATCTGGAGAATTTCAGCCGTAACAAATCTTTTGCTGAAAAACCTAAATTCGCAACTGTCTCTTGGAAATCAATCTCATCTGTTTGGTCCTGCAGAGAGTGGGTATTGTAATCTCCGCTCTTCAGTTGTGTATAAGCATTCCAATCTTCCCCTACCGCTTTCACCGAATAATAAACTGAAACCTGTATCTCGTTACCATCAGCAGTTCTTGCTCTCCCCTTTGCTCTCCAGTAAATAGTCCCGCTGGTGTCCAAATTGTCGGGAAGTTCAAAAGCAGGAGAAAGAACGATAAATTCCTCCGTCGTATCATCGAACGCGATCTGAAGAGTTCCATCAGCGTTTTGCTCTAGAGGAGCGGGATTAGATGTTGGGTAGTTCCAAGAACCTGCTGCTGCATTAAATTCTACATAAGCCATTTTAATCCTCCCAATCTACTAAACGGTTGAATTTGGCTAAAACCTTGAACTTCTTGGCTGTTGTATCAGCTTGAGAATACAAGACCTTCAATACTAGTATCCGTGCTGTTAAATCTCCCTTTTTAGCCAACTCTATGATTTCCTGATTAGTAAAGTTGTCCTTGAGATATTGTATATCAGTCTGCAAAGCTTGCGCACTATCCTGAGCCGAATTTAACCTTGCTTGTTTCAGAGCTTTTTGCTCTTCGGCATCAACAATTTCTTTCTCTGCTTGACCCATCTCTTTGACACTAGATTTGTAGACAATCCAATACTTTCGTTCACAAGTTGGAAGCGTCGGTGGATTTATTAGGACATCGTCTCTATTGGCATAATCAGGGGTATGGACACTTTTGAGAAAGTTTTTTATCCGTTTGGTGGTTTTATCATAAATAATCACATTTGACATTTTTTTTCTTCCTCACTTCATTTATGCTGTCGAGTCTTCCGCTTCCAATTTGAAAGTGAAATCATATTTCTCTCCCTCTCCTAGAACCACAGGATCAACTACCCCCCGCATCATTAAATCACCTGAAGCATATTCTGTATTACTTTTATTAACACAGATTTCTTGAATAGTATTCGCAGAAAGTCCCGCTCCATTAACTTCAGCGTAGGTAAATTGATGATTATAAACAACTTTGTAATTCGCTTCGTAAGTGGGTGTTACTGTAACATAAACTGCGGTTCCCAGTAAAGTATGATCGGTTGCTGCAGCTATAGTAGAACAATCGCCCGCTCCCATTGCAAGCCAGGTAGTAGGATCTGGTGAGTCTACATTCCCGATAGCTTTAACCACCTTTTCTAGAAAATCATTGAGTATAAATGAACTTTTCACAGCCATTTAATTTACCTCCTTAATTTTTTGTTCTCTGAGTCTTTCTTTTAGTCCTTTTAAATGAATAATCATCTCATCAATTGAAATTTTCCCACCAATATCAATTCTTTTAATAAAATTATCTTTAGTTAAAAAAACACCAATTGCTAACTTATTTCTCTGAAACCCAAATTTTGCTTCTACACTCATAAAATTCTCCTTTCTAATAATATCTCTTTCTAAAGGTAAAACTAAGAACAGCTGATGAACACGTACCCGTTCCGGTAAAAACAATAGAATTATCACCGGCTTTTAAATTAAAAAATGCTCCCGAAAAATGTGCAATATCATCAACGGTATTTAATTTACAGGTTAATTCCTTACAATCAATTTCAAGAATATCAGTATTACATAAAGCAACTGCTGGTTTATATTCAAAATATCGATCCTCATCAGTTTCATTAGTAATTCTTATTTCTGAAAGTGAAAGTCCTGCACAGCCTGCTAAAGTAATAACTGGAGAAATTTCTATTTCGCCATTGTTTGGAACTGTAAAAGAATGTGATGAATCTAAAATTGTAGAAGAAACTTCATCTTCATCTTTATAATATCTAAAAGGATCAGCTAATAAAAGAATAGTAGCATCAGCAATTCCACCGTGAGCAAGAAAATCAAAATCAATACTTTCCAATCCTTTAACATCGAAATATTTATCGGAATCATAAGCATAGAGTCGCAAATTATCCTGAACGATATAACCTTTTAATTCTGAACATTTAGTTTCAAAATCAGCAATGCTGATTCCAGCTAAAGTTCCTACTATAGAAAGATGCTGCAACTCAAACTTTTTATCACTTACTACATCGCCACCATGCTGAAGAGCTTTGTCAACTGTCTTAATTCTTTTTGCTGAATGATAATGTTCTAATTTAAATTGATCAGGAAATGTATAAAGAAGCGTATCGGAAGAATTTTTTAATTTAATTGCCATTATGGTGCTCCTGCCAATTTTTCTTTAATCTTCTCTGCTTGCACTTCAGAGATTTTGTCCATATCATAATCCGTTTTTATATCTCCATAGAAATAAGAATTAACTTTTATAATTTGATTTCTTGGTCCAGCTTCAAATTGCGAAGTAGCTTTTGGCGGCGTTCCCTTTACAATTCCTTCAATTAAGCCTCCAGGAATTTCCCCTGTTTCTCTAATCCCTTCAGTCATTTCTTTGGGAATGATATATTCGCCTGGATGAGCTTCTATTAACATACCTCCTTTTTGGAACGACGGAATGATTCCACCCTCTCCAAATCCTTTCCATATTGCCTTAATAGAAGTAGTAATGTTACTCGGAATTGTTCCTAATTGCGTAAGAATATCGCTTAACCCTCTTAATTTCGAATTAACATTAACAGAAATATCTCGCGGTATTAAGCCTAACTGATCAATAATACCTTGGGCAGAATCTTCAAAACTTTTCTTCATCGCTCTGCTACTTTTCTCGGCTTCATACGCAGTTTTAGCAGAGGCCTCTGTAGCACTAGTTGTAACTGATTGACTGGCATCTGCTGAAGCACTGGAAACATCACTTAGCAAATCCAACAAATTTTGTTTTTCCCTCTCTGTTAAAGATTCTGATTCACTCACAACTGTAGCGAGCATCTGTTTAACTTCTTCATTTGTAGAACCTTCTATAGCTAATCTACCTTCTGCAGCTGCCTTACAAATATTCTCTAATTGTTCATAATGTGTACTATAATCTTTATAATAGGATTCGAGATTTTCTCGTTTCTTCTTAAAATCTAAATATTCCTCTCTTGCTTCGTCTTTCCTCCAACCATCTTTTGCGCTTTTGTATTTTTCGTATAATTCTCTCTCATATTTATCTAATTCGGTTGCATTATCTTTCATATAATCATATATTTCATCTGTAGACATCTTGTTTATTTCAGCTTCAGATAATGCAAATTCTCCTAAATTTTTATTTAAGTCTCTTGCTACATCATCAAATTTTGTAGCACTTTTCTCTAAAGCTGAAGCTTGCGCATCTGCCCAACCGCCCCATTCTTCTGCTGATCTTTTAGTCTCTTTACCCACTCCGAATAATTGGCCGAGAGCTTTTCCAGCAGCAATTCCAATAGTATCAACTACTCCAACAGTACCTTTAACAACTTCCGTTGCTGCTCCTCCCACTACTTTTAAACCACTTGCAACACCCTTTACTACAGGATCAATGGCTTTACCTACCCCTTCCATTACTGGGGCAATCGTCTTTCCAATTCCTTGAAGAGCTGGGCCGAACACATTCTCAGCCGACCATGCAAAAGCGTCCCAGGCTACTTTCCCTGCTCCAAGAACTAATGCCATTTTTCCAAAACCCAGAATTATATTAGGAATTTGTTTTGCTATTCCTCCAAGAGCTTTACCTAAAGCATCAAATATGGGAATTCCTTTACCGGCTTGTGTAGGAACAGCAGCTGGAATTGCCCAATTGGAAAATCCGGTTCCGATATCTAATACTAAAGTTTTAACACCTAATAGCCATTGAATCAACGCCGATGCAATAATCGCTGCAATCGCATCCAATGCCTTTTGTTTAACTACATCCCATATATCGGCTGTTTTGCCTGTCTCCTCTTTCATTGACTTCAACTTCTCATTATAATCGCTCTTGAGTTTCTCCATATCTTCTTCGTATTTTAATCTTAATTCTTCTATTTGTTCTTCTAAATCTTTAATTGTTTCATCATGAGATTCA